GTCGAACTGCTGCTTCTTGATGTCTGCCATACCTTCGGTGTACGGGTACGCGTCCCGCGTAGCCGACAGGAAAGGAATGCCGGACAACGCGTAGTCGAACTCGTAGTCTTGAAGGTTGTACGAACCACCGACGCCAGTCCCACCGAAGTTGGAGAGCTGCCATGGGATCTTGTGGACGACGTCTGCCATGGTTACTCCTTAGTTGGTTGAGACTGCGGTCCAGTTGAACGGGATACCGGCGAACGTAGTAGACGCGCCATAGAAGAACGCAGTGAAGCCGGTAGTCGAGAGGCCGATCGCCCGACAGTTCCAGCCTGACGTAGTACCAGCGCCGCTGGCGATGTTCACGTGCACGCTGGGCACCGAGTTGAACGGCGTAGCGAACGTCACGATAACGCTCTGAGACGTAGCTGCCGTCACCGACACGGAGCCGGTGCCGGTCTGTGTGGCCCGGTACTCCATGAAGCCTTGCGACGTCTGTACTATCGAGCCGTTCACTTCGATGTCGGAAGTGACCGAGAGGTTGCCCACGGTGTCGAAGCTGCCGTTAGCGGCAACGCTGGCAACGATAGCGTTGGAAGAGTTGATCCACTGCTGTAGGTTGCCGGTCTGCGACGTGGTGTTAGCGAAGACCCTGAGCGGTACGGTAGCCGCTGTACCTGTGACGTTGCCGATGTCCGAAGACTCGGCTGCGATGAACCTGCCAGCGCTGTTCACCAGGATCAGAGACTTCGATGCGGAGTCCTGAACGTTGAGGAAGTTGGCAGACTGAGCGACTGCGCCTCTTACCCTGAACGCGATCTGTGCCGGTGACAGGTTGCTGATCGTGGTGTGCCCGTCGTTGAACACGGCGAGTCTCTCGTTGGCTCCGCCTGAGTCTGCGAGCCTGATGGCTCGCTTGGTAGCGGAAGTGTCGGGGACTCCGATGTCGAGCGGCAAGAACGCCGTGGTAGACGTAGGCGTAAGCGCTAGCGTTCCACCTGCCAGCAGAGCCGCACGGTCAGTACCGCCAACGTCTTCTACTACCCTGACCTTGTACGTCGCATCGGTGTCGGTAACAGACTTCGCGAGGACCGCACCACCACTGGAGTTGAACGTGATCATAGGAGTGAGGGAGACCTCATCCCGGAGCCAGTTCATACGTGAAGCGGTGAGGTTAGCGCTGTCACCGATCACCGAGGTAACAGCACCGGGTCCAGTGTTGAACAGGTCTACGTTCTCAAGGCTGCCATGCGCCTTTGTAAGCGTCTTGTTTGTCAGCGTCTGAGTATCGGTAGTCCCGACCACGGCAGAGCCTACAGCGAGGCCGTGTACGTTCGTGGAGCCATTGATGTGCTGCTGGAACTCGGTGAAGTCACGTGCCGAAGTCACGTGCCGAACGACAGCGCCAACGTTGTGCGAGCTGGCAGGAGTGCTGTCCACGCTTCGGGTGACCGTGAGCGAGAAGCCAGCGACCGCCGTGACGTCTACCAGCTCCTCGTTTGCGCCGCCGTAGTCCAGTGACAAGGTGTACGGAGTAGAGCCAGGGAAGCCCGTGGTAGCAGCGACGACGATAGTCGTGTTGGACGGTGTGATGCCTGCGGTAAGCGTCGTCTGGATTGCCGTCGAACTGTAGAAGCGGATAGCCATGACTTCTCCTAACTGTTGAAGGTCTGGTAGTTCTCGAACAGCCGGAAGAGTCGGTCTCGTTCCTCGTTCAGCCGCTTCGTGTAGAGCGACAGGTACAACTGAGCAGCCTGAGCACCGGCACCGGTAGGCACGAGCGGAGCCCGCTCGGTCGCTTCGATGTTCTGCTGCTGGAGTCGTGCTGCTTCGTATGCAGGAAGCAGACGCCAGCAAGCGCCGTACACGATAAGGTCTACCACTCGCTCGGGAAGCCCTGATACCAGCTCGAAGTCATCGCTGTTGCTTGAGAGTGTCGACGGCTTGGTTGTGTACGACACACGGACATCCCGTCCAGGAACCACGAAGTCATACAGCTGGATAGACCGGCCCGTAGGGGCCGGAGTAGGAGCAACCTGAGAACCGGTAGAAGCGAGAGCGTTGAAGCGCCACTTCTGCGAAGGGAACCAGACGCGAGACGGACCGATGGTATTGATGACCACCTTGTACACATCCTCCGCCTCAGCGGGGATCGGGTACTCGTAGCGAGCTGCCTGATACGGGAACTCGTACTCTCCGAACACGAACAGATCCGGATAGACTCCGTTGATCGTGTCGTTGATCGCTTCCTTGATACGCGACCGAGGGAACCTTGGGTCGTTGGTGATGATGTCGTTCAGCGCATGAGCGCTAGCAGTAGTACCTTCGGTACCACGGCCATTGGTTCCTGCCATCACGGTGACAGTGCCAGAAGGCCTGTCGAACTTCTTGACGAGAATCATCTCGTCACCGATCTCTACCAGCCCCCTGGACAGGTTGGTAATCGTTTCTCCGTCAGCCTGGAACGTGATGTCCGTCGGAGCCATGGCTACCGTGAGGTAAGAGATAGAAGCCTGATCCTTGGTGTAGCCAAGAAGCTGCTGCTTCACTCGGTCTACGATCTGGTCGAACGTGGTAGCCATGAACTCTCCTTAGCTTGCCATCAGGCTGGCATCAACGGTTCCGCCGGTCATGATCGTAGTAACGTTCCCTCGGGCGTAACGCCAAGCACCGGTGATAGTCGCAGACGTGACGCCAGGAGCGGACTGCGTCACGGGAGTTCCCCGGAACCAGTTGGTGTTGTCCTGTGAGACTTCGAGGGCAACGGCCCCAGCGGATACACCGACGTTCGCAGTGATAGCGATGGTCAGGTTGGTCTTAGCCGACCCGAAGTCGGCTACGGCGCCGGGGCCGGTAGCGCTCGCTCCGGTGAGCGCCTTGCTCGATACAAGAGCGCCGGTCGTAACGACCAGGCCAGCTCCGAGGTTCGGTCCAGGAACGGCGATGTTAGCCGTCTGGCCGCCCTGTGAGACGCTTACGAACGAAGGAGCTGCCGCAGTGCCACCGGTAGTACCAGCGGTCGTTACAGTGCCTTCTACGCGTACTGTCATTTCAGCCATGGGCTTCTGCCTCCCTCATTGCGGCATCTGTCTGATGCTGCTTGGTTCCAGCAGGCTCTACGCCTTGCCTTCGAGCTGAGTCGTAACTGTCAAGCTCTCGATCCCACGCCTTCTGGACGTTGGTGTCAGACAGGTTCGGAGCCAGGTTGAGCCGCTTGCTTCGGAGGCACTCTCCGAAGGTGCGATGATCCTTGGTGACGCAAGCCGCGCTACAGCGTAGGCCCGGCTTGAATTGCTTAGTGCTCACCGACCAGTCCAATCGCCTCGATCTGAGCGTGAGGAATCAGTACGATCTCGGTCTGGGGAGCGACGTGGATAGAACCACGGAACTTCACATACACCTGATCGAAGTCCAGAACCTCGTAGTTCTGGAGAGTCCTTCCACCGGAGACGAGGTTCACCAGAGCGCCGACCTTCAAGAACGACGGAGGGACGGGCGGAGGAAAGAAGTCTTCGGGCTTGGGCTCTACGTTGATCTTCTTGGTCGGCGGCATGTTACTTGCTCCTAGCGATTGCGGCGTTGCCCCAGAACATGACTTCTTCCAGGTGCGTGATAGCGAGGGCCTTCTCTCGGCCCTCGGGAAGCTTCTCGTTCAGGAAGTCCGCAAGCTGACGACAGTTCTCACGAACCGAAGTGTGCTCGTTGCGCTTCTCTTCCGTTGTCGCGGCGTGAAACGCGAAGCGGTTAGTGATGTCGTCAGGACTCATTAGTCGTTGTCTCCTACGGAATTGGTGCGGTAGATGCCCTGCTTCTGCGAGTCGTGGTCCGACCCGAGGTCGGCCATCTTCGGAGTGGTGAACGCAGCGAGGTGGGTCTCAAGGATTCCCTTCTCGTTGTGCTCTACGTTGGTCGTGGTCCCAGCAGGACCACAGAGGGAGCAGGTGCAGCCGAGGTTGTGCGTGAACGTAGTGTCGCCCTCGGTCTTCGCTGGGTCGTAGCTCTTGTAGGTCACTTCGAACTCCTTAGGACTGCTTCAAAATGATCCACCTGACGACCGAGGTATCGGTGGCAGATGTGGACTTGAGTGTGAAACTGGTTCCGGCAGTAAGGGCGCTCACGAAGAGCGCCCCTTGAGTTCCACCAGGAGTGATAGCACTAGCCACCACAACGCTGTTGGTCGTGATAGCGGAGGTGGAAACAGTAACGGTGCCAGCCACTAGAGTGGCCTGGCCCGCAGTCGGGGTTCCGGTGTTACCTATCACCGTAGAACCGGCACCACTCAGATCGAGAGCGGCGAACGACCAGGCTCCGTCTGTGACGATCATGTTGTGGCTGATGTTGTTGTTGCCGCCACCACCACTGGAAGACTCCCGGATAGCATCACGAGAAACCCCAGCGCCTGGAGCGCTGGCAATCATGTTGCCGACGATCACGTTGGCACTGGTGCCGAACTCAAGGTAGACGCCGCTGGCCTGGCCTGCCGTACCAGCGATACCAGGAGAGAAGAACGTGTTGTTAGAGACGATGCACCGCTGCCCAGCGATGAAGACGTTGTCTCCAGACAGCCCGTCGAAGTTGCAGTTCGTCACCTTGGTAGACTTGGCGTTCTGGATCCAGATGCCCTTGGAGTTGTTGGCTCCGTTGACGAAGTTGCACGAGTTGATGAAGTTCGTACCAGACTCGTCGTAGATAGAAGCCGCATTGGAGCCAGCTCCACCGAGGAACTCGAAGTCACAGAAGATGATCTGGTTCTCATCGTTGGACGTCATGTGAACGCCACGGCCAGAACCGGCAGACCCCGTGGTCTGGTCGAACAGGCAACCGATCACTCGGTTGACGTGACCGAAAGCACCGCCGGTAAGACCGGCAAGGAGAAGCGACTCGTCTCGGCAGAACGTGAAGTGGATGTTGCTGAACAGGCAGGCGATAGCGCCTGCGCCGTTGATGCCGCCACTCACTCCGGACTGCTGGAGATAGTTGCCGTCGATCTCAAGGTCTCGGACGGTGATCCTGGTATCCGTTCCACCGAACGTCAAGGCGTACGTGTTGACGTTGTTGCCAAGCTTGAGGGAAGTTCCCCAGCCTGACCCTTGAATGGTCAGGCCTTCACCAGCAGGGATGTTAAGGGTCTGGTTCAGGATGTACACCCCAGCAGGGATGTAGACGATTCCTCCACCAGCGATAGCGGCAGCGTTGATAGCTGCCTGAATGCCAGGAGCATCGTTGTTCGAGCCGTTGCCCAGCGCTCCATACTCTTTGACGTTGAAGCTGATCTGGGTAAGTCGAGTGTCGATGCTAGCCGTTGCGGCGTTGAGCGGGACGTCCCAGTTGAGGGTTCCCCTTGGGATTGCGTAGTTAGTCACCAAATCCTCCTTCGCCAAAGCCGCCTTCACCGAAGCCGCCCCCGGGTATCAGTGTGAAGTTCGATTCATCGACCAGACCTGAACCGATCAGGCAAGCCTTGGTTGCGTCGTCTACGATGTGCTCGTATCCTCCGCGAAAGTAGTGCAAGCCAGCCGAAGGGGCTGGCCAGAAGTCTGTGTCTGTACCGTTCGGGTTTGGGGGCAGGTTCACTGCCCCAATCTCGTTGGTGTAAGCGTCGTACCGAACTGCTTCGTACTGGCAAGGGGCTATTTCCTGAATGGAAATAGCTCGGTCCAAGCGGAACCGTTCCATCAACGAGTTCCAGGCAAAGGGAGCCTCCGAGACGGTCGGTGTGGTGAACAGCCATGTAGCCACGAAGGCTCCCCTTTCAGATGCGTCGCAGCCGTAAGGCTGCTAGTTGTCGCATCGAGCTATGCTCGGATGCTCACTGCGAGTTGAGAGTGAACCATTGCGTACCATCGGAAACGATGGACGCGCGACCAGTAGAACCACCAGCAGTACCGGCGACCATGGCGAACGTAGCCGCACCATTGATGGTCTCGGCCGCGTTGCCGTCGATCGTCAGAACGCCAGTGTTGTTACAGATCAGCTGGTACACACGACCCGGCTGGGTCGTAGCGACAGGCGGAAGCGTTACCGTCTTGGTCGCAGCGTTGGTGTAGATGGTGACGTAGTCGTTCGCGGTGAGCGTGTCAGTCACACCAGCGACGGTACGCGTAGTGAATGACGTGTTGTCGAAGCCGGACATTGAACCTCCTAGGGATTGGAAGGGAGGGGCCGTTAAGCCCCTCCCGTTAGGACTAGCTAGTCGGGCGAGCAGTCGAAGTAGACTGAGCCACGATCAGCGACTCCGGACGGTACAGGTTCCAACCAGCAACGCCGTACCAGCCGAGAGGCTGGAACCGGGTCAGCTTGTCAACGACCGGACCACGGACCGTGTGGAACTCTTCGGCAACCGCCTCAGCAAGAGCCTGCTGACCCGTGAAGTACGTGTTGTAAACACGCGACGCGCCAGCCGGAGCGGACGGACCCGAGTACGCAGCACCGGACTGCACGTTCTGAGCGCGAGGAGTCTCGATGTAGCAAGCACCTTCGTACTCGCCGATCTCGCCAGCCCAGATGTTGCCAGCCGCACTGTAGTTGTGCGGGTCGCGCCACGCCGCAGCACCAGTCTCACGGCGCAGGTCGTAAGAGACCTGCGGGTGGATGTACGCGGTGTAGTAAGAGCCCTTGTTCGGGTGGACCTTGTTCGTCCGGAGCTGGGTCACCGAGAGGCGAGCCATGTCCGAAGAGAACGTGGAGAACGCGATGTTAGCGTCAGCCGCTCCACCGATCTGGTTGACCGCGACAGGGTTGGTCGGCGTAGTGCCGAAGCCGTAGCCGATCGCACCAGCAGTACCAGAACGCCGCAGCGTCTGAGTACCAGTCGCAAGGACGTTCTGAACCAGAAGGTCGACAGAGTCGACAAGGTTCCACGCGACCTGGTTGACGAGACCAGCGGTCACGTCGGTGAAGCTGAACAGGTCCAGCTTGTTCGAGACCAGGATCGCGTTACCGTACTCGTTGAGAGTGACGGACACCGTGGTCGGGTTACCGGCCGCAACAGCGTCCGGGTCGACCAGCTCGTTCAGCGGAGTGATCTGCTGAGCAAGGTCCTGGTACAGCTCGAAGACGACGCTGGAACCAGGCATGGCCTGCTGAACCGGTCGCTTGTCAGCGACCATGCGGAACATGGGCTGCGCACGCAGAGCGAACTCAAGCGCGCGGTCGTACGTGGTCTGAACGAGGTTCGCCATTGCGGCGGAACCGGTAAAGGCGTTAGCCATTTAGCTCTCACATCCATTCTTAAGGGGACCTACTGAATGCTGCGACCAAACGCAGCAATGAGGTCTTCGATGTTGTTGGCGCTACCGACGGCAGCAGATGCAGACTCCATGTTCCCCATCGGGGTACCGGTCTGCCCGGCTTCGGTCATACGCTGGAACTGCTGCTGAGCCTGCTCATCAAGAGCAGGCGTTACATCGGCAGGCGGGGCCGAACCCTGTGCACTGCCGTTCCCGAAGACGCCCTGCATGGACTCTACCCACGCCTTGGCCTTCGCCGGGTCGGGCTCTCCCTGGTACACATCTGCTGCACCAGGAACGCCCAGGTTCTCGAAGACAGACGACAGCTTCTCCTTGGTACGCTCAGCTCGCTCGCTCGTGAGCTGCGACTGAATGTCCTCAAGGAGCTTCTGCTGTGCCTTGTACGCATCGCGGAGAGCCTTAGGGCCGGTGAGTTCGGTGTCGTTGCCCTGGCCCGCGTTGTCGTTGTCGTCAAAACCCCATGCGTCGTTCATTTGATCTCCCTTAGATGTGAGCGCCATACGTTCTAGCCAGGGGAGGCTAGTGCAGCTCGCTCGTTAGTTACCGGTCTTAGTACAAGTAAGAGGGCCGGTCGATCCCCTACTCGGCAACTGCGCTCGGCATCGAACCGAAGCCATGACCTGAGCCCCAACGCTCACGCAGCCGACATCTCTAGTGCTGGCCGCCCTTGCCTGCCAGGCCTGCCCTTGCTCCTCCGGTCGTGCCGCTGAACGCGCCACGCTCTTGCGACTGGAGCTTCCTCTTCTTCTCCGCTGCGGTACCGAGGCCTTCGAAGGTAGCCTCTTCCGATTCCCGCTGACCCCACTGCTCGCCGTAGATAGAACCGAGGTTCTTCATGGAACCGAGTTCGGATGCGATGTTCGCGTAGCCCTGTTGGGCTTCCGCGCCAGTGATGCCCTTCGTTGCCAGCTCGCCAGCATAAGCCTGATCGAACTGCAAGCCCTGAGCCAGAGCCTGGGCTCCGATCGCTGCGGTAGCAGCGCTCTTCTGCAAGTACGGGAGCGCCTTCGAGGAATCCAGGAAGTACGCTGTCATGTCGGTGTCCGAGATGCCCATAGAATTGAGCGCCTTGCGATAGTCCGGATTCGAAAGGATCGTCGCTTGAGTCGCCATGTCCACTCGCGACTGAACCTCGGTAGGACTGATGTCCTTCGTGAGGAAGTCGTTGAAGTCGGAAGGCTGGTCGTAGAAGCCGGGCGGCAGACCGGCTGACTGCATGATCTGACGGTAGCTGCTCTCTGCCGAGAGATATTCACCGGGCGAAAGTACTGGTAGCCCGGCCTTCCTGCGAGTCTCATTCGCTGCGAAACGTTCCTTGTACTCTTTCGTATCCTGTAGCAGGATCGAGATGGTGTCGGCTCCGTAGCCGTTCTTCACGTAGTCGAAGATCTTCCCTGCCAGCGACTCCAGTCCGTAGTTCTTAAACAAACTGTTGATCGCCATGTAAGCGTCTCGCTCGGTGCCTTTGAGCAGGTTCTCGTACTGGCCGTTGGATTCCCAGACGGTGTTCTGGGCCTTTGCCTGAGCCGTCTTGAGACCGGCTAGCGGCTTCTGGTACGTAGCAAGCTGAGCGTTCAGCCTGAGCTTGGCCACTGCGTACTGAGCGTACGCAGCCGGGTTCTTAGTCCTGTCTGGAGCCTTGAGGGCCTTGATCTTCGCCTGGACGATGCCGATGTTCTTGTTGGCTAGAGCGATCTGAGCGTTCAGCTTGTCCAATGCTGCCTGAGGGTCGATTGCTGTAGTCATCAGTACTTCACCCCAAAGTCAGTAAGGACTTGATGCGCTACCTGCATGAGGCTGTCTTGCGCATTCTTCGTGGACTTCCACCTGTTGTCAGATCGCAGTTCGTTTTCGAACTGCCACATCGGCTTCACTGCGTTCGCTCCGGTCTGAGGGTCTTTGTACTGCAAGGCTTTCTTCATCGTCGGGTCGAACAGGTTGACGCTGCCAGAAGGCAGCTCAAGGATGTTGGCCATCGATTGCATGTACGGACTGGCAAGATCAGCGACAGACTTACCGCCATCGATCTCTTTCGACCAACCCGAGTACAGCGCCTTGGCGTTCCTGCGGATCTGGTCCTTGAAGTCCTGCTCCGTGGCCAAGCCACGGATGATGTTCCGGGCTCCGTTGGTATAGAAGCTGTCCGACATCTTCACGCCCATGTCGTACGCGTACGACTGGAGAGCATCGATCTCCTGGCCACCCTGCCCCTGATGGATATCGCCAGCGAAGCTGACCGACTTGCCCATCTCGTAACGGAGGCGGGACTCGTCCCAGCCGAGAGCGACCGAACCGTAAGCCCAGTCCTTCATCTTCTTGAGGAGTGCCGGTGTCTCTACCATGCCGATCTGGTTAGCGAGCTGACGGACCTTGATGTACGCGTCATTCATGTCCTGCTTGGCTGTCGCGGGATCTCCGTACATCTTCGTCAGGTAAGTACGCTCCTTGTCGGAGCGTGTCTTGAACCACTTCGTGTCGCGGAGGGAAGCTTGGAACTTCTCTGCCGTCCACTGTCCCTTGACTGCCTTGTTGAACAGCGCCTTCAACTCCGCGTTCGAGTCGAAGAGGGTCTGCACGAAGCCGTACTGTTCTGCTAGTTCCTTGGAGGACATCGGTGTGACGCTCCCTCCTGAACCGCTACTAGAACTCTTGCTGGACGATGAGACGGAGCCTCCGCCAGAGGCTCCTATCACCTTGTTCACGTACTGCCTGACGGTGTTGCCACCGTCCGACGCCTTGGAGTTCGGGTTCGGCTGGCCTGAGAACCACATCGAAGCAGCACCCTCAGCGCCGTACTTCTTGTAGTAGCCTCCCAAGATCTTCCGGGCAACAGCGTCCTGAGCAGACGGACTGTCCCTGAACTGTTGCCATGTCATCGAGTGACCAAGGGCGGACTTCGTCCAGCCCGGGATGTTGGCCTTCATCACCTGGTACGCACCAACAGCGCCGATGCTGTTGACTACGTGATAGTTGCCGCCGGACTCGATCTTCCGAATGCCGTAGAGGAGCTGGTCAAGAGTTGTCACTGACTTCCTCCGGAGCTTACGAGGCCCATGTCCTTGAGGACTTTGAGGCCTGCCGACATGGTGGACGTCTGGGCCTTCGTAGTCTGACCCCAACGCGGGTCGTTCCGAAGCTGGGACTGGAAGTCGCTCAAGGTGAGTCCAACGGGCTTCCCAGAAGCATCAAGGCCATTAAGAGCAGACTTGATGAGAGGGTCATCAAGTTGAATCGAGTTGTCCGGGAGTTCAAGTTCACCTGCCATCGTCTGGATGTACGGAGACGCGATGTCGCGCACCGTAGTTCCGGCGTCGATAGCATCGGCATAGGAAGGGTAAGCCGACTTGGCCATGTTCCTGATCTCCGACTGGAAGTCTTGCGTTGTCGCTACCTTCTTGACCACAAGCTGTGCCTGGTTCTTGATCGCCTGGTCCGACAGGGATACGCCGTTGTTGTACGCGTACTCTTTCATCGTGAACTCGTGCATCCCAGCTTCACCCTTGAGCGTGCCTTCCTTCGTGAAGGTCACGTACTGAGCGAGAGCGTTACGCAGAAGGTCTTCGTCCATGCCGCCTTCGATCGCGTTTTGCGCGATCTTCTTGAGCTTCGATGCTGGCACTGCTGCGCCCATCTCTGCTGCGAGCTGCTGGATCTTGATCTCCTGCGCTTGGATGCTGGCGTCCCACGTTGCCGGGTCTGTGGACTTCATGACCTGAGCCTGACGTCTGGTGTCAGACGTCTCTTGCCACCACTTCGTATTCCGAAGCTCGGCCTGGAACTTCTCAGGCGTCCAGGTCTCCGAGACCGCAGTCTTGAAGAGGCCTTTGAGCGTGGAGTTAGAGTTCATGAAGCCGTACGCCCAGCCGTAGCTAGCTGCCAGCTCTTCGGGCGTCATCTTCTTCGAGGCTTCTACGCTCATGTCAGACGCGCTAGAACCAACGGCCGAAGTTCCGTCGATACGCCTGCCACCAACGAACGAGTCAGCGTAGTAACCAGACGTCATGTCTGCTATCTCCACGCCCTTGCCGGGGCGAGGAGCGTTAATCATCTTGCCATCACCGATGTAGATACCAACATGGTCAGGGCCGGAAGTCTTGCCGTTGGTCTCGAAGAAGACCAGATCGCCAGGCTTGAGGCCTTTGATGCCGATAGGAGCACCCTGGCCGATCTGGTCGTACGTCGTACGGGGAAGGCTGATGCCGAAGTGCTTGTACACCTGCTGTACCAGGCCCGAGCAGTCGATACCCCCGGTGAGGCTGTTGCCTCCCCAGACGTACTTCGTTCCTAGGAACTGCTGAGCGAACGCACCGATGTCGTTGCCTGATACCGTCATGTCTTATCCTCCGCTGATCATCTGCATCATCGCGTTCCAATATGTCGTAGCCGACTGGAACTTGCCATACTCAGGACCCTGCGTAGCAGAGTCGGAGATGAGCTGCTGTCGAGCAGCGTCGGTAACACCGCCAGCACTGACCGAACTGGTATTGCCTCCGGTGAACACGCTGCCGCCACCAGCGGCAGCCGCAGCGATAGACTCCGGAGTAGCCGTGGTCGTCGTAGTCTGGATCGCAGGGTTCTCGTTCTCGTAACCGTTGATGCTCGCACGGTACTGAGCGAGTTCCTTGTCGGTCGGTGCTCGACCGAGGAGCTGGCGGAGGGAATCAGTGACGATCGCCTTCACCTGACCAGGATTCGACAGGTCGATGTTCTTCTGGGTAGAAGTCTGAGTCGTCTTGCCGACGTACTTGATCCGCTCTCCGGTGGCTACGTCGTACTGCCAGCCGTCCTTCGTGATGGTCCCGAACTTGTTAGCCGGGTTGCCGTACGAATCGAGGATGTCCCAAGGCGACCACTTCTTGTCGTCGTTTTTCACGGACGAGTTGATGGTGAACGAGGACTTGACCATGTCATCCCAGGCCGCGAGGATCTCCGGCATTCCCATGCCGACATCGAAGCCAGGGACGTTCTTCATGATCCCGGTGTTGACGAACTTCTTGAGGGTTCCGGCATCCCATCGAGTGGGATCCGTTCGAGCCTCGCTATACGCTGACGTCTGCTCCGTGAGGGGCGGGTTGCCACCGACGAACCGGTCCTTGTAGGGACCGGGTCCGGTGTTCTGGTACTTGATCCCACCGGTCCTACCCATATAGATCGAGCTTTGGGGTGTCAGCGTGCCAGCATTAGCAGGGGCCGTCTTGCCGGTGAGTCCGGCAATGGCCTGCTGGTTCTGCGTGACGAACGCGTTAAGAGGGGCGTTGGGTGCATACGGATTGATGCCGCCCGTAGGGTCTGGGACTGCCATCGCCCCTCCTTACTGTAGATCGTCGTTGGACAGGTACCGGTTGAACACCGAAGCGAACTTCGTGTTCTGGCTTACCAGTCCCGTCTGGAATGCACGCCAAGCATTGCCGACGTCAGCGTTCTCACCGATAGGAGCACCAGTGAGATCGAAGCTCAGCTTGCTAGAGCCCCGCGCCGAAAGCGCGGACTTGAACTGCTGACGCATCGCGAGGTACTGAGTCAAGGTCGGAATGTCCTGACGCATAGGATCGCTGTTCAGTCGCTTGTCCTGAACGAGGATCTCGAACGACTTGATACGTCGGGGCAGAGCCCCTCGGTCGGTCGTGTTGAAGTCCTCTTCCCATGACGGGAACATCTGACCCAGGCCTGCTTGCATGGCCTGCTTCTGTGCGAGGAAGTTCTCGGCACCGGCCTGCGTGTACGAAGTGAAGCCGGTCCTGATCAGCGATGCATCAAGTCCGTCCATCAGCTTCGTGTACGTAGCCCAGCCCTGTCGCTTCTGGTTGTCGGCTAGAGCCTGTTCGACGCTGACCTTCTCCCTGACCTTCTCTCCACCGATCGTTGATTCCATCTGGTCGTAGTACGCAGAGGAAGAGAACTTCCCCTGGTTGTACGTGTCTCCCACGATGAAAGCAGCAAGCGAAGAGTCACCAGCGATGAGGTCTTGCATCTCCCTGGACGTAGCCACGGCAGAAGCCGTGGGCGCTATGCCCATGGACTTGCTGAGGCTCGCAGTGAAGACGAAGTAGTCTTCGCCGTACTTAGCGAGGAACGCATCGTCAGCGGTCTTCGGGTCGACGTCCTTGAGCTTCTTGTACTGGTCCACGTAGAACTGATACGGAGTACCGGAGAGTGGAGTCTGCTGAGTCTGAGCTGGGCTTACCCAGCTCGTCAGAGCCTTGAGGTAGTAGAAGTTCCTGGCTTCCTTCTTGGCTCTGTTCATGTCCGGCGGCTCACCGCCGTTGTGATACTCGGCAACCTGCTTCTGGTAGACCTGGAGAGTAGCGAGCTGGAATCCGTCGGAGTCTGTGTGGAAAGCGTCCCACACGTTCTTCATGTACTTCGGAGTGACCGAGTCCATGACTCCGTTCGGGCCGTAAGGAAGAACCTTGGCCCACTGCAAGAAGTCACCAGTTGCCGGAGACGCCTTGGCGATCTCCGAGCCAGCGATCTGCACGATAGGCCCCGTTCCCGGGTTCCACCAAGGGTCGCCGGGAAGGATGGTGTTCATCGCCTGAACCTTGATCGGGATACCCGAGCTGAGGCTCTTGAAGCTGGTAGAACCATCCGGGAGGCGGAGATGAAGAACCCGGTCCTGAATGCCTACGAACTTCTTGTGAGGCTTGCCCTTCTCGTCGTACACCGTGGCGTAGCCATCCTGGCCCACATGGTTTCCCTGAGCATCGGTCACCAGGTTAGCCGCGACAGGAGCGTTGTAGATCTTAGCTGCCTGCGTAACGAACTGCGGCTTCTCTGCTACCAGCCCTGCCCACCTTTCCAAGCCGTCTACATGGGCGGCGAGGAACGGAGTGATGAAGCGCAGAGCCTGAGTTGCCGTGGTCCTGGTCGGGTCGTAAACGATCTGGCTGATGTCCTTGCGGGCCAGCTTGTCCGACTTCTCCAGGAGTGCGTTCATCTGGTCGGGATGAATCTCATCCCCAACCTTGCCGACATGCTTCTGATAGCTCAGCTCCTGGTCGATCAGCTGACGCATCCGAGCCTCTTGGGCTCGGAGATAGACAGGATGCCTGGACATGATGTCCGTCGGGATGTTGCTCATCACGTTGAACGACTTCTGAATCAGGTTGTCAACCACACGGGCAGCCGTCTCGGTGTTCGAGTCAGCAACCAGGCCCTTGACCTCTTCGCCGTGAACGGCGGGGAAGTCATCATGCTGGATGCCTGAACGAAGTTCGGTCTCCGTGATCTCCTCGCCACGAGCAAGCTTCTGCTGGAGCGGAGCGAGAGGAAGGTACTGATCCAGCGTGGTCTTCACGCCGTTCAGCAGCCGGTCAGGGTCCTTGCCGTGACCACCGAGCTTCGCGCGGTGAGCGCGACCCTCAGGAGTCTTGAGCCAGTTGGATGCTGTCTTGAGCGTCGGGTCTTCTGCGACCAGGCGGAACAGCTTGTCCTGACGCCACTGCTTGTTCAGGGCGTCCAGCCAGGACGCCATGTGAGTAGGCATGTCCTTGGTGACCTCGGTGTAGTTGCCAGTCTTGATCAGGCGAGCCGTATCGATTCCCTCACCACGCGCGAACATCGTCGCCATGGCACCAGAAGAAGAGATCTGATCCCGAGCGATCGGGTTCTCCCACTCCTTGCTGAATGCCTGCGGAACCGTAATCCCGTTGTGGGTGATGGTCCCCTCACCAAGCCGACGTCCAGAGGAGTCGCTAGCGACACGAAGGATCTCGTGAGCATAGTCGACGTGCTCGTTCATGACGTTCGTGTGATCTACCGCCTTGGCATGCAGATCGTCAAGCTTAGCCTGATCGAACTTCGGAGTGTTCCGGGCCTTCTCCATCTTGGCGATAGCCTTGTTGGTGTCGTCCAGCGCGGTCTTCTCGTTGGAGATCCGCTTCTGGACCAGAGGCCAAGCCTTAGATACTCTGACCCGAGTCACCTGAGGCTTCTCGCCCTTGGCGGTAGCCCTAGCGATCTCAGCAGCGATAACACTCTCATCGCCCAGTTTTACTATGGCGTGCGTAGAAGCGCCCATCCTGCCAGAGCCGGGAACGTAAGAACCCTTGCCGACGATAGCCGTCATCTGCTGAGCGCGGTTGCGAATGAAGTTCGCACCGCCTACAGTCCCATCAAGCATCGACGCCAGCAGACCGGTCTTGACGACCGAAGCTACCATCTCCTCCGAAGGTGCACGCACAACGTACCCGGGACGAAGGAGGGTGGCGGCCTTCCAGATATTCGAGAAGGTGTCAGCCACAGAGGTGATGCCATCAGCGGCATTGCCGCCAGACTTCTTGATGGACTGGAGATAGCCGGAGCTACGGTCCAACGCCTTCTGGAGTTCCTTGACGTTGAGCAGGGGCTCAACGTACTTGAGCTGAGTGACCGCGTTAGGAGCGATCTTCCAGGCCCCATCGTCTTCGAACTTGTCAGCACGCTGGCCGGTAGCGCCGGGAGCCAGAGCGTTACCAGCTTCGTCCACCTTGGCCGCGTTGAACATCGGAGCACGAGGGGCACCGGCACCAGTCAGGTCGGCCATCGTCTGGCCGACTCCCACCTTGATCATGTCATCGATGTGCATCGCCGTTGCCGGATCAAGGTTCTTCATGTTCGAAGCCATGTGATGAACGATCGCAGTCTGGATGCCGTCGAGCGCTTTCGAGCGGGAGATCTTGTCTCCTGCCATCGAGTACTCGTTCAACATCCCGAGTCGCTGCTCCTGACCAAGGCCCGGAACCTGCTTGAGCATGTCGAGGAGCGCGTCAGGCGCTGCATCGTCGTTGTGGTTGATGAAGCCAGCGGGAACCCTGTCACCGAACGACTGGACAATCTTGAGCGGGACAGCGTAGTAACCCTGACGAACAGCCCGTACAACGAACCCGCCATCAGCCTTACGGCCGGTGCGATCTACCGTCTGGTTGAACATCCTCTTGTCGGCAGCCTTGCCGGTGTCACGCAGGGCCATGGGGCCCTGGCGGTACGCCTGCTTGACCGTGCCGAAGATGTTGGACTCTCCCGGGCTGTAGTCTTCCACGCCCTTCTCAAGCGAACCAAGGACTCCCTTGTAGAAGCCGTCCTTGGCGTCGAGACGGGCGAGCTGCCCGTCCATAGCGTCAAGCTTGTCTGTCTTCCAGGAGTCGAACTTGAGAGCGTCAGAAAACGACGGGCTGAACGGGATGGTAGTCATGGGACGAACGCCGTTGCCGGACTTGAGGATGTCGCCAGCGGCCTGACGGTACAAGGCGCCCTGCTCGGCAAGCTTCCCGTAGGTAGCGTCCCAGCCCTGCTGCTGAATCTTGATGCCAGGGCTATCGCCTACCGGCCTCGCGTGAGGCGGCTCCATGAGCTGCCCTGCGGCGGAGGTAGAAGGAGAAGTGCCACCGATACCAGGACCAGCGATAGCGCCAGGAGCGTTGCGGCCCATCGCTTCCTCGTTGGAGAAGTGAGCGTAGATCGCAGGGTCGAACTTGGCAGAGTCAACGAGCTGACGGTTGTCGGCCATGCGGCCGATCTGAGACATCAGGTCTTGGTTCTTTGTGGCCAGCTCTGCCGCTGCGGCGTTGTCGCCCGCAGCGAACCGGAAGATCAGAGGCTTCTCAACCTCATCGGCCTGAGCGAAGATGTGCGACAGCTGGGGAGCTGCCGGGTTGATGCGACGACCGCTACCCCAGATGGGATGCTGGGCGATCTCTGCACCAGACTTGCCATCGCTCCACTTGAAGAAGTCTTCCATCTTCTTGGACTGCGAAAGCTCCTCGGGAGTCTTGGCGAACTTGTTGCCGATCGCTTGCCCAGCCTTGTCGGCCAGGATGTTGACGCCAGAGATGGACTTCGACTTAGTAACAGCCTGCTCGCCCTCTTCAAGAACCTTGACAGACCGTGCGCCCTTCACTCCGCCAGCAGCAATCTTGACACCGGCGTAAGCCGGGTCAACGCCCATGGACAGCGCGAAGTCCAGGCTGCCAGTGCCGACCGTGTACTGCCAGCCGGTCTTCTCTCGCCAGTACTCCGAGTCGTACAGGAAGCGGTCGTACTGACGCTTGACCTGGTCACGCTCTTCCGGCTTGAGGTCGTCAGCGCCACCACCGAACAGACCAGACAGAAGCGTCGGCTTGACGACTTCTGCGGTGTTCTCGTAGTTGGCGAAAGCCTGAGCCGGAGAGATGTGCTCGGCCTTGTGGTAAGCGTCGGACCACGTCTTGGCATCGAAGTAGCTAGCGCCACCAAGGTCGGCCTTAGCCGACGCGAGGAGAGCGGTAGACAGCGGCTGAGAGATGGCGTTCGAGTAGAGCCAGTAAGCTCCAGACGCGGCCTTGTCTACTGGATAGAAGGCAGTCTTGGCGACGGTCTTCGTGACGCCCCAGCCAGGGACGTGCGACAATGCACCATCGACAGACTTGCCGATAGCTCCGAGAGAAGACATGGTCTGCTGCATGAAGCCAGACTTCTGATCCCGTGCAGCCTTGTCGTAGTTGGCCTGCTGCTGAGCGAGTACCTGGTTGGGCATCGTTGCCGTCTGGAGAGCCAGAGAAGGATCAGCGAAGAGTCCCTGTCCCGCGTCGGACATGTCCTGCTGCCACCACTTCGACATCTGGTCTCCTAAAGCTGGGACTTCATCTGCCTCACGAGATTGCGGGCAGAATCGCTTGAGCCGGGCTGGTTAGCCATGAACTCAAGGGCTACGAGGTACGCAGCCATGTTCTGGTTGTCAGGGTTCTGAGGCCCCGTAAGGGCCTCCGTGCCGGGGCCTGCTCCTGCGGCTGCGCCTGCGGTAACTGGTGTTCCAGGCTGAGCGCTAGGCTCCCCGAGTCCGGTAACCTGCGAAGCAGGGTTCCCGAACAAGTCGTTGAAGTTCATGCCGGTAACGTCTTGGCTCTTGGCCATAGCCGCTCCGGACTTTAGATCCTGGTAGTCGGCGTTCTCGCCGTACTGAGCGTTGGGCAGTGTGGAGTTCGCAGCGCCGACAGCCTTGTCGGTGCGCTCGCTGAACTTGCCAGGCCCTCCTACGGGAGTTCCCATGTCACTTCCTTAACCGAGAAGAGATTGACATCGTTCATGAGCCAGTTCCAGTTCCGCTCGTCCAGAAGTATCGGGGTGAAGGTCACCTTGTCAGGGGTCTGGAAGACCTGGTTCCCGACACCGATGGGCTCAACACCTTCTGGCGCACGCAGCTTGGCGAGCTTCTGCGTGGGCGCTATGAGGATGTGTCTCACTTCACTATCTCCCTGAACTTGTCATCGAAGTTCTTCTGCTTGGCGTGCTGAGCGGTCATCATCGCAGCAGAGCTTGTATAGTCAGCTACGACTCTCGCGATGTCGCCCACAAAGGCGACACCAAGAGTAAGAAGAGACCACCGATCGTGAAGCCGGGGCTCTACCGTGTACTCGATGGTCTCTTCTTCACCCATGTCATTCTCCTCTTACTTGGCCATCGTTCCGCCGCCGCGAGTAAGACCCTCGCTCGGCTTGAGGCTGGCTTCCCAGCCCTGCGGACCGGTGATCTCACCATTGAAGCGAGCATCACCGGAGTTCTTGCCATCGAGCGGGGGCTCGATGTGAGGAGCGAGCATCCGCCCCTTGAGGGTGTTCCAGTCGCCTTCCGGACCGTGGTCACCTGCGAACATAGTGCCGTCACTCATGTTGTCTCCTTAGATTGGGGCTTGACGCTGACTGCGGACCGATGCTGTTGCTTGTCCCGAACTGGTCAAACCGCTAAGCAAGGTCTGTAGGTCCATACCTTGCGCTTGCTGAGGTGCACCGGGAACGCCCGCAGGAGCCCCCTGAGGGGCCCCGCCTGGTGCTGGTGCACCGCTACCACCCAGGAGAGCTTCTAGGCCGCCAGGGGCCTGCTGAGGCTGCTCCTTGGGCTTGAACACCTTGAGGACGGCATCGTGAACCGGGTCGCCCTTCTCTCTGAGCCTGATGAGTTCAGCGATCTTGGAGATCGCGTCTCCCACGTCACCCTGGCCCTGCTGGGCCATGGGCAGGATCGACTGAGCGTAAGCCATGACGCCCTGCTTGAGGGAGTCGGTGAACTGCTCCACATCGATCTGAGACTGCATCTGCACAACGTCGATGTTCATCGGAAGCTGTCGCTGGAAGAAGTCTCGTGAGATGAGCTGATCACCACGAAGTTGGAGAAGACCCACGATCGCACGAGCGGGGTCCTGACCAGCAGCAAAACCATAAGTGACATCCACGGTGTAGTCACCGTCAATGTCTTTAGCCGGAGTATACGTGTCCTCGAACGGAGTTCCCTGAACGGTGCCACGGACTGTCTTCTTCTCCTTCGGCCACAGCTTCTCGTCCATCTCGAAGCAGAGTTCAAGCGCTCCTGCGAGCGCTTCGGAGAGAACAGTCTGCCCTGTGGTGATGACCGTGTTGAATCCGCCCATCAGAGCCTGAACGCCTCGGCCCGTGATGACCGATGCGTCCATATTCCCGGAGCGGGCTTCTGGTGTACGCGTTCCTACGCGAAGCTCTTGTTCGAGCATCGCGCCTTCCTGGAAGGCTGCCGAAGGAACGTCGATCCCGACGCGCCGGATCTTCTCAGGACTGTCGGTACGGATGATCGCGTCGTCTCCGAACGTCATCTTCTGAACGTCCCTGGGGACGGCGAGAGGAGCGCGTACCGTCTTCTCTGTAGCTTCCAGTCCGAGCAAGGCCATGCGGGCCTTGGCGAGCTGAACCCAAATGGCGTCGTCGTAAGCGCCTCGGGTTTCCCTGTCGTAGCCGGGCCTGTGTCCGATGGACACGAAGACCTTCTTCATCGGGTTGGGCATCATCGAGATGACCGTGTTGCCGTGGTTCGGCATGTACATGATGATCTGGTCGGAGTCGGTATACTTGATGACTTCGATCTCACGCTCTGCCCAGCCGACCTCTTCTCCACCAACTTCGTTGGACTGGAGGATTCGCATCAGCTCGGGGAACATCGCGGCGAGGTGGATAGCCTCTTCGCGCCAGACCTTCGTGTAGCTCTTGATCCTGCCGAACATGTCGAACTCGGGGTAGACGCCCATAGGGTTCTCTACCCGGATGTGCGGACGCTTCTCCACGAAGTCCGGCTCGATCACATAGATCGCCAGACCGAACGTCGTGTAATGATCAGCGCAGACAACCTGCCGTCCGGCGTTGAGGCCGGACCGCTGTACGTAGTAGTTGGCTACCTTGGTCTTCTTGCTGGAGTACTTCTTCGCTCTATCCGTGGTAAGGATGCCAGTCGAGCAATTGATGCTCGGCATAGCTCCCATTACCTCCGCTACGTCCCTGGCCGAAGTGTCGATCAGGTTGGCAACGATAGGCTTGGGCCATGCGTCAGGCATGGCTCCTGGAGTTACAGTCTCGATGTCGCCTGAGCGGACATCGTGAACGTCATTGAACCTCTGGTCACGACCAGCGGCAGCACGGCGCAGTGAGTCGACCTTCTGTGCGATGTTATCGATGAGCAGCGCCATGGTGTCACCTCCTTAACTCTTAGGTACCTTCAAGAGGGCCCAAGTCTTGGGGCCGAACTTACCGTCGGCGTCGCCCTTGAGTTCAGCCTTGGACTGCTGGAACCACTTGACGCCCTTCTCGTCGGCAGGGCCCCACGTAGTGGAAGGCCCGACCTTGTAACCCTTGTAACCGGCCTTGACGAGCGCCTTGCCCACAGCAAGGAACACCGGAGACTTCTTACCGAACTTGAAGTAGCTCGCACCCGGGAAGGGTGCGTACGACGGAGCGGGAACAGCTACGACCTTGTTGATCTCCTGCGCTCGGCGGAGGATAAGGGGGAGCTGGGCAACAATCTTGGAGCCAGGGCACGAAGTGTGCCCGCCCCACGCACTACCACCAAGAGCGTGGTAAGCGAGACCAGGATCACCAACCTTCTTTGCTAGCTGGAGCTTGAACCCGTACAGCTTGCTGGCCCAAGCCAGCACCTGCGCATTGTCCTCGATCTGCTGAGGTGTGAGGCTGTCGCCGCCACGTCCTTCGTTCTCAACAGAGAGGTAAGTCCTGTTCCCACTTGCCTGCGCCCATGCTCGATCCTTTGTGTCGACCCACTGACGAAGATCCCCTGCACGACCAGTACCGAAGTGACTGGAAGCCTGGGAATCCGGGTTGTTGAACCATGCCTGGGACCCCAGAAGGGTCCCGTCCATGATGTGCACGACTACACCCAGAACCTTGTCCTGACCGTTGTTCGTGAAGTTCTTGACGCCATGCCACGACGCCTTGTTGAACCTGGCCATGCTATGCCCACCATTCCGCTGTTGATGCGCCGGTCGACGCCATGCTCAGATAGTCGAGGTCGACTGTCGTCTGCTTGCTCTTGTCCCTTGGGGACTGGTACTCGTTGTTGACGTGGAACAAGCCTTCGATGTTGTTCACCATCTCGCGGGCTCTTGTCTCTGCGAACCACAGTGCCATCACGCAGTCCTGCTTAGCTTTGGACTGAGGGAACCACGTGCACAACTGCTCTACCAGAGACTTGATGCCTTCTGCCTGAGACCGGCTAGGGAGCCGGATCAGTCCCTTGCCTTCCTTCGAACCGTCGAAGAGCATCGACATAGAAGCAACGCCGAAGTCGACGTCGTTCTTGTTCGAGCCGGTAAAGTGCTCACGGAGCAAGCAGCCACGGGAACCCAGGAAGTTGCGTAGGTCACGGTTCTGCGTGACCATCAGGTTCATCGCGTTCTTCTCGATGGCCCACTCGTTTACGTGGTACTTGACTGTCCACTCTTTGATCTTGTCGAAGAGGTCGTCCGGCTTACAATTGGGCCTGGTCCAAACGTCCAGTACCCACCGCACTCCCGACATTCGATCGACACCGATGATAACGGCGGCAGAGTGTCCGGTGATAGCAGGGTCAAACCCTCCGATGATGTACAGACCGTCCATACCGTGTGCTCGGTGGCCTGGGGCACCGGGGGACATGAAGCCCGCCGCTCGCATGCCGTCGATTGAAGCGACAACCTTGTCGGTGGGGAATATGGCATCTTCTACGACCTGTTCCTGTTGATAGACCATGGCCCAGTTCTGAGGCGAGCTTGTGGCTCGCCGTCTGGCCAGAGACTTTCCGGAGTGCCAAGGATAGAGACCGTCCTCATTGGATACAACCAGCTTTCTTGCTCCAAGTGATACTGGTGGCCGGTTGGTCCAGGGTGCGAGAACATGCCAGTCGTCGGGATCGTCTGCGAACTCAAGGACTGCTGGCTGAGTGAGGTAGGTCCAGGGGCTGACTTCGTCCTGTCCGTACCACTCTGGCTTCTGGATCTCTGAGTAGAGCTCCACGGGAGCCAGACGTGTTCCCACCAGTAGGAGAGTCCCGCCTGGGTAGGAGAGCCGGTTGATGACCTCTCGCTGAATCCAGTCGATCTGCTTGGCGAACTCATGAGCGTTCTTTCCTGTCACTGTGTCGTCAAGGATGATGAGGTCAGCTCGGTTGCCGTAGATCTGTCCGGTCATGCCCAGCGCCTGAACGGTAGGCGTAGCTTCACCGGAGTCACGAGTCTCAGCGTTGATGTAGATAGAGTCCGCTGTCCACGAAGCCGAGTTCGCATCGAACCCGCCCTCAGGAGCGAAGTCCATCTGGAGCTTACGGTACGAAGGGTTGGCTCCAGAGAGCCGGTCCTTAACGGCCCGGAGGAATCGCTTCGCCATCTCCTGCGTCTGAGACACGATGATGATACGGATGTTCGGGTCTTGGCAGATCTTCCACGTCGTGTAGTTCACGGTGATCGTCGTAGACTTCGAGTGCTCCGGAGGTGTGTTCACGATGACCATGCCAGGGTCTCCCTGAACGAAGACCTGGTTGGTATGCAGGTCCCTAGGGGGCCTGCCTTCGAGGATGTCGAACCACTGGAGCTGATGCCAGAAGAGCTGGGTGTCGAGGTACTTCATGCAGAACTCAGGGAAGTCGGGGACTCCCTCGCGAACCTCAGCGGCGCCAGCGGCTGTCTTCAACAGCTTCAAGCGTTCGTACGACTCTTTGAAGTTCGGATCGTTCTTTACGTAGTACGTTACCGTTTGCGGAGTGATACCTACGTCCCTGCAAGCCTGGGACATCGACAGGCCTTGCTTCATGTACGCAAGGATGCTGTCCTTCTTCTCTTGCATCGTTCGGTTCACTGGACGGCCGGGCTTCTTGCCCGGCGGCTTCTTCGGCTGAGACAGGAACGGCTTGCCGTCCTCGTCCACGTAGATTGTAGCCACCTGCTGGCTCTCCTTTAGTCAAGCTTGACTAGTATGAACCAGTCTTACGTACATCGGAAAATCCGTGGGCGGATTGTCCGGAGGCTAGCTCCTCATCGCGGAGGGAAGATCCCGGGAAGGGGAAGGCAAAAGAAAAGGACAGGACTCTCCCTATCCCAGTAGCTTCGCCAGGGGCCCTCAAGGCCCCCGTCCTACCAAGCTCCCCGTAGCTTGTCGTTCAGCCGGTGCCTCGCTGGGGGCTCGTCCCCGTCTGGTCTTACCAAGCTTACACATATAGTGTGCACCCTCCAGTGGGGGCATGGTGGAACGTACGTTACCAAGTCTTTACCAACTATCGACGGAGCGTGACGATACACTGGGGTGTATCTCACTGAGCGTATACATGTGGAACCTTAGACTTCATTTACCGCAGGAATTTGGGGGAGGTCTCACACACACACACACGGCCCTGATTTAACAATGCCCGGGTCCACATGTCACTGTGTGTCGAGACATCGTGTCACATGGGTGAGCATGGTAGGACATGGGAGATGTGTCCGTGGTGTCCGAGTTTGCTGGCTCAGATGAGCAGGGTGCAGCTCAGGTGTGCACACAGGGTGTTGCGGGCTGCATAGATATGTATGTGTGTGCATGATGATGCGATGTGCCTGCGTATGCAAGGTGAATCACGTGATATGGCTGCGTATCCATGGTGATGAGGCCTGTTTGCCTTGGATTCGGGGGAAGCGACAGTCTACTGAACGGCCACACAGTAAGGCTACGTGTGCACCACACGCTCATCCACACGCCTGTCTATCCGTTCTGTGTACCCACAGGGGGCATGAGCACAGACCAGACATCACGGGCATCCATGCTTAACGCTCGTCTAAGACGCTCGTAAGAAAGCGTTCGCACTCAGCCTCACGACAGCAAAGTTAGGGCCTTACAGAGGCCCTCAGGGGCCTCCTGGGAGGTGTTCTGTCCTGGTGTGTCCTGGCTTGGTAGCCTGAGATGTCCAGGTTTGGCTGCATCTTCCGAAGAGTTTCAAGATTCTTCTGTGTTTCTTCCTCCGCTGGTCAGGGCCTTGAGGGCCCTGCCTTGGCGTCTGCCTTGTCCTGTTTCATCCTCCGCGTTCGCAGCTTCGCGTTTGATGAAAAGTAGAAGACCTGGCAATGTTCTGGGTGTCACCACAGCAACACAGCCGCTAGCACAGGGCAGAGGCGCTGGAAGCACTAGATGCGGCGTGACAGGTAATCCTTAACTGAACAGTCTCCACACCAGGTGACCGTGCAAGCGGGTCACGTCGGTCCTCGTAAGAGGGGCGGCGGGCGTATCAGTCAGACGCCAGAACCAGCGACCTCGGGTGACTAGTGGACCTCGCAAGGGTCCTCGAAGGGAGGAGAACTGTTGTTCCTTGAGAACTCCATAGAGCGTAAAGACCCCCTGACAACACGGGGGCCGCACCGTAGTCCCTTAGCAGGGCGAGCGGCTGGCACATGCTGCAACCACTGAGAATGGCTGGCCAACCCGCTACGTAAGGCTGCGACGGTGCGTTCTCTCTCTCCAACAGGCGCAAGTCTGTTGGGTTCAAGCACCGCTCAAGGTGCTTGGATTTCCCTAACTCAGGGGCTCATGGTCATGCAAGTGGTCATGTGGCTCCTGAGGGTGGTGGGTGAGCCTGGCAGGCTTTCGCAGTTGCCTTGTTCATCCTCCGCCCTGGACTTCCACGCTTCAGCGTGGCGGTACTGATGGGAGAGAGAACTATGAGCATCGAACTGGACACCGACTACCGCGATCAGTCCAAGTGGTACGAGGTCAGCGTCTACCGATCGGGTACACGTACGATCATCGCCGACCTTGACACCACGGCAGAAGCGGAAGCGTGGGTAGAGCGAGCGGAAAGCCAGGACGCTAAGAACGGCGTCCAGGTCGACTACTCGATCAGCCCGGTACGCGGCGAGAATGACTGCTCGTGAACACCAGGCAGACGCTACGGGCCCTTAAGGCCCGTCAGATCCGGCATCTCAAGTGGGCAAGGCGGTACAGCTGGTGAACAACTTCTACTACGTCACTCTGTGGCTCTGTCAGGACTGCATGTTGCACCACGCCAACGGCGAGTGCAGCGGCTGTCACGACGGTCACGACGAGACGCCTCTCAACAAGACCGACCACACCAGCCTCACCATGGGGATTCCCCGTGATGGGCACGAATGCGGTCGACAGGATGGCGAGGACGTCGATGAGTGCGACTGCGAGACGAACACGTTCAGCACTTCTCAGTGTGACGGCTGTGGCTCTTACCTGCATGGTGAGCGTCACGGCTTCACTGAGTTCGTAAAGGCTTGAGCTACGGTCGGGGCGTTCGGTTCCCTTCGGGGAACCGTCGCTCTTCTCAGTCTGCTCAAGACTGATCAACAGGGAGAGAGAACATCATGAGCTACGCATCGAGGGTCAATGCCGGAGCTGAGTTCCTGGATACTCTGGAGCCCGGTTGGTACGACCGCGTTGACCTCAGGACGCTGGACATCAGGAACACGTACAACTGCATCCTGGGACAGTTGTTCAAGCACTTCGCCGAAGGTGAGAAGTACCTCCTGGACGCCGGAGCACCGCAGCACGACGAGTACGGCGGTTGCGTTGAGCGTAAGTGGCTTGACGATCACGGCTTCGACCTCACGTTCCCGGAGTACATGAACGGCCCTCACGGCCACGCCCTGTGGCTTGAGAAGCGCTGGACGCAAGCGATCAACAAGCGCATCGCAGTACAAGCCTGAACTACGGTCGGGGCGTTCGGTTCCCTTCGGGGAACCGTCGCTCTTCTCAGTCTGTTCAGACTGGCAAGGGAGAGAGAACATGAGTGAGCGCGTAACACAGCAACAGCTGAACTTCGTGTTTCAGAGGTACGTGGACTCTCTGGTGGAGCTTGGCGTGTCTGTCGAAGGCCTGTCCCTGATCTCGGGTGACAAGGTCAACGGCAACTCGTTCAAGCTCCGCCACAAGGACGGTAAGCGGCCTGTAGGCGTGGATTCGGACGGCTTCCTCGGCTGGACTAAGCGAGAAGCGTACGACACTCTCCAGACCATCTGCCGCACCATCGGAGACGTAGCATGAATCGATACGAAGACGACGAGAAGTCCATCCGCCGTGCCGTTTCCTCCGCTAGAGATAGCGAGGAAGCGATTAGCGACGGGACCGCAAGGGCTATCGCGGCTCTGTTCTACGGCGACGCTGACACCTACTCGTTCCTGTCCTCGGGGTACTTCACCGGAGACGTGGACGAACTGATGGCAGCGTTCAAGAAGGACATCACCACGTCAGACCTGCGGCTCTGGAAGGAGCCGCTGGACGCTCTTGAGGACTATCTCGCAGAGCGCCTCTACAACGGTGAGGTCAACGAGAAGATCGATGGCTGGGATGAGGGTTGGGTCCCGAAGCACATCGACTACCCTCACGACAACGGCCAGCTTCACGATTGCTGGTGCTACGACGGTGAGTAGCTTCTGCATCCATGACTGGACACCGCCTCATCCCTTAGGGGATGGGCGTTCGTTCAGGACGTGCACCAAGTGCGGAGCATCGGAGACGAAATGAAGAGGCGCGAAGGCCCGTGCGACCATCGTTGGTCGCTGTGGCGCTACATCCGCCGCACGAACGTAAGAACGTGCTGCAAGTGCGGGCAAGTCGAGCGTAAGAACCGAGTGTGACCAGTGTTGGCAGGCGTCTAGTACGCCTGCTTTCATGGCATCACAATCAGTGGAGCCAGACGCAAGGGAGAGAGAACATGAGTTCAGCAGAGCGGGCAACAAGCGCCGTACTCGATGGCGCAGCTTTCCTTGACCGTAAGGAGGGCCTCCTCGTTCAGCTTCACGGCTGGCGCTCGAAGATCGATGTCGAGAAACTGGACATCTCAGACGGAGACGTCTGCATCCTCGGACAGCTGTTCGACGGTTATTCCGACGGCGTCAACAAGTTGAGCATCGATCAGTCAGGCCAGAGCGAAGCGGCTTATGGCTTCGCTGCCGGGCACGTCTACGGTGACCACATCGGTAGCCAACACCTGACCGACGCTTGGAAGGCGTACCTCAAGCCGTTCACGGCCACGATCCCTCCGGCGCTCAAGATGGACTCGGTCTACACCCACAAGACGTACGGTAACCAGTACGTCAAGCCCGTGGTCACGGTCAAGGATCATTACCTGGTGTACGAAGATGGGCAGGTCGTAGACGGTCTCTTCGTGGCACACCAGTACGCTCCCGAGATGATGAGCATCTCGTTGTTCAACGAGACGTACAAGCCGTTCGTTCCGGCCAAGGTGTGGCCTATCGATACGCTGCTGATCGCCGACAAGGATGGCGCTACGCAAGCGTTCATCGTTAAGAAGCGGTCGTTCGGCAACGACATCACCATCTGGCGGCTTGACAACAGTCCTCAGTGGGGCGGAGAAGCCTCCTGGGAGAAGGAGGGCTACACGAACTTCCGCAAGGTCAATGTTGGCTTCTAGCAGCAGTCCAGTTCCCGGGCCCTAAGGCCCGGTGATTGGCTCGGTTCGCTAGAACCGTACGAAACAGGGAGAGAGAACATGGACTTCGACAACATCACCACGTCGCAGGATCTGGCAACAGAGCTTGGCGTGTCGGTGCAGACTGCTGTGGCCATCCTCAAGGATGTCCCCCGGAAGACTGTCAACCGTACGCATCTGTTCGATAAGGCTCTGGTTCGTCAGGCCGTGGCGGAGAAGAACGAGAAGGTTCTCCAGTTCCTGGGGTTCCCCGTCGACCTCTCCGCGTCGTACGACGTCCTCGTTGAGGCGGTCTGATATGGACATCGTCTCAACGTCGAAGGTGACCGCAGTCGGTTACACCTCCGCGCTTAACGCGGAGCACGTCCTTGCGCAACTTGATGCGGACGTCGACCTCTCAACGCAGCCGGGTGACTACAGCAGCGACTACTACCGTGACTTCAAGGTCACGATTACGATTGAGCAGGTCTGACATGAAGTCTGATATGCCAGACGACGATCTCGGTTCGCTGCTGGTTACCATCGGAGTAGCGCTGTTCGTCGTGGTGTTCCTTGTAATGGTAGCGTCGCTCTTCGCTGACGCCAGCTACGTAGAGGATCACCAGCCCAAGCCCGCAGTAACATCTCCAGAGAAGGTCTGACATGAGCAAGGAACTCAAGCCCCTGCTTGTCATCATCGCTATCATGGTTGTAGCGATAGTGGGCAGCACTTGGGCTATCCTCGCATCGGACAGTCGTCCCGAGGTCTACTCTCAGTGTGCGGGTCATCAGACCCGCGCGTTCATAACGGACACCGGCTCTATCAGTACGCAGTACGACCCTTCGTGCAAGTAGGTAGGGGAGCACGCCTCTTCGGAGGCGTGTTGCCTGGTCAACTTGGACCAAGAACGTGAACATGGGAGAGAGAACATGAACACACTGGAAACGGTCAAGGCTATCGCTCTCGAAGTCATCGAAGAGGAGCCCCTCGGTCGTGACTTCGTGTACCAGCCTCACGTCGTCGCCGATGGCGGACCCCGTTGCCGTTACGCTGTGTCCACTGACGGTGGACCCGCGAAGCCCGACTGCATCGTTGGCCGAGTTCTGGCCAAGCTAGGCGTAGACCCCGAGATCATGGTCTTCACCAAGAGCGGCGACAACACCTTCTCCACCGGAGGGGCGGTGTACATGATTGACGACCTCGTTCGGACCAGGAAGGTGGACGAGTTCGAAGAGGACGCGCTGTCCTTCCTCTCCTCGCTCCAGTACAAGCAGGACGATGAGGCCACGTGGGGCGACGCGTACGACGTCGCTAGCGACTTCTAGAACGTCCCGTCCCTGGAGTCATTCCAGGGCGGTTAAGGATGCACAGAGTTGCCGAACATGAGTAGGCACCGGGCCGTTGGAGGGCTTGTCACCCGAGGACTGGATCTTCACTCTGTGCATCCCTATCCGCAGAAGCGGAATACCTGAAACAGGGAGAGATATGAACGTGAAGCGTACGGCTGCCGCTATGGCGATGGTCGTTACCGTCGGGCTCGGTGCAACGGCATGTTTCGACGATGACGCAGACGTGGCATCCAAGAACGTGTCCAAGGCTGCCGACAACTTCGAGGTGAACCGCCGGATCGTCATGTTCAACGGCATCACGGACAAGTACCTTCTGGAGATCGTCGGAGCGTGCTCCATCAAGGCGGACTCAGCGGAACATCAGCTCGAAGTCATCTGCAAGACGGGCAAGAACGAGTACATCAAGGACTTCTTCGGACTGTCCGACAACGTCTCGTACTTCGTTGAGCAGGGCGAGCCCGTCAAGGCGTCCGCGTACCACTACCGCAAGACGTTCAAGCCGCAGAGCATCCTTCCGGATGTAGACTTCCGGGGCAGCTCTGAGGATCTGCCGAAGTCCCAGTAGGTAGCCTGGTGCAGGTTCCTTCAGGAACCTGTGCCGGACGGTTCACTGTGGGCCAAAGCCAAAGAGGAGAGAACATGACTATCACCATCACGGGCGAGAGTGCCATGAAGGCACTCGAAGACTGCGTCGATGAGATGGGCCGCGAGTACGTGTACGAAGCCGAAGGGGCGGATACGGAGGACTCTTGCGCGTACATCCATAACGTCAAGAACGAAGGGTTCGGCTCGGAGTTCGATACTTACTCCGTGACCCCGGACAGCGTTCCTGGCTGCCTGATCGGTCACGCTCTCGTGAAGCTCGGCGTTCCGATGAAGACGTTCCTGGACCTCGGACTGAACACCGGGCACGACGCCAGCGAGGCGCTCCTCAAGCTCAAGCAGGAGCGAATCGTAGACTTCCCCAACGAGGTGCAGTTCCAGG